AAATGGAAAACGTAGTAACCAAAGGAGCCGCCCCCGCCGAACCAATGCCAAAGCTAACCACAGGTATTGCACCTGGGCAAACTGGCAATTGGGAAGATTTAGGTGGCCCTACCCCAGATAACTATCGTGCAGACGACGATTCAGCAAAACTTGCTGAACCAAGAGTCAAAACTGTTCATGATATCGTTAATCGTGGTGCTAAGCCTGCTGAGCCTATGAAGGCGATGAAGGAAGAAGCAGAAGATGAGGAAGATGCTGAAGTAGTTGAAGCAGAAGCAGAAACCGAAGTCGAAGCTGAAGGTGAGTCTGAAGAGGCTGCTGAAGAAGTTGTTGAAGAAGAAACCGAAGAAGAGTATGACATTGAAGAGGATGTCAATGCCCTTCTTGCTGGTGAAGAGCTTTCTGAGGAATTCCAAGAGAAAGCACGTACAATCTTCGAAGCTGCAATCAAGGCAAAAGTTGCCACGGTCAAAGAAGAGATGCAAGCAGCATATGAAGCTGCTATCGTAGAAGAGATCGAAGAAATCAAAGTATCACTCACTGAAAGAGTTGATGCTTACCTAGAGTATGTTGCTGACGAGTGGATTAAAGAAAATCAACTCGCAGTTGAGCACGGTCTGAAGACCGAAATGACTGAATCATTCCTCACTGGAATGAAGAGTCTTTTTGAAGATCATTATGTAACAATCCCTGAAGATAAATATGATGTTTTAGAGAGTATGGTAGATAAACTAGATGAAATGGAGTCTAAACTCAACGAGCAAATCGAAAAGAATGTTGCTCTTAATAGAAGATTAGCCGAGTCAGTTGCTGATGTAATCTTTGCAGATGTCGCTGAAGGTCTTGCACTTTCTCAGAAGGACAAGCTCGCTTCTCTTGCCGAAAATGTTGAGTTTGATAGTGAAGATACCTATCGTGAGAAACTAGTAACCCTGAGGGAATCATACTTCCCATCAAATGCTGGTGCTCAAAAAGACGATTCTGACCACATTACTGAAGAAACCATTACTGAAGAGACTCAATCAGTTTCGACAATGATGGAAGCTTATCTTCAGACTCTTGGTAGAGTCGCTAAAAAGTGATTTTTAGATAATACCAGTCAAACTTAAACTTCAAAAGAGGTAAACCCCCATGCAAATGTTCAATGCAGAACAATTGCAGGAGAAGTGGAGTCCAGTTCTCGATTACGAAGGTCTTGATCCAATCAAAGATTCTCATCGTAGAGCTGTTACCGCTATCCTGCTAGAGAACCAAGAGACCGCTCTCCGCGAAGAGCGTCAGTTTCTCTATGAAGCTCCAACCGTAAACACCTTCTCAAGCACTGGTAATGCTGGTTTTGGTGGTGCTGCTTCTTCACCTGTCGCAGGTTTCGACCCTGTTCTGATCTCCCTAATCAGACGTTCAATGCCTAACCTGGTCGCTTATGACCTCGCAGGCGTTCAACCAATGAACGGTCCTACTGGACTCATCTTCGCAATGCGTTCCAAGTACGGAACCATGGATGCTGCTGCTAACGGCGAAGCATTCTTCGACGAAGCAAATACCGCATATTCAGGTCAGAACGACGGATTCGATCTTGAGTCTGGTCTTTATGTTGCTGGTTCTGACGGTGCTTCCGTTGGTTTCGGTACTACCGCTGGTCACGCAAGTGCTGCTAACCCAGGTCTCCTGAACCCAGAAGGTTCACAAACCGCTACTACATATCCTGTTGGTCAGGGTATGCGTACCGATTATGCAGAAGACCTAGGTGATGGCTCTGGCGACCAGTTCAACCAGATGGCATTCTCGATCGAGAAAGTCACCGTTACCGCTAAGTCAAGAGCTCTGAAAGCTGAGTACTCACTAGAACTCGCTCAAGACCTCAAGGCAATCCACGGTCTGAATGCTGAGGCTGAATTAGCAAACATTCTCTCAACTGAGATTCTTGCTGAAATCAACCGCGAAGTTATTCGTACCATCTACAAGATTGCTGAGTCTGGTGCTGCTGTTAATACTGCAACCGCTGGTACTTTCGACCTCGACGTTGACTCCAACGGTCGTTGGTCAGTTGAGAAGTTCAAGGGTCTGATCTTCCAGATCGAGCGTGATGCAAACGCTATCGCCCAGAGAACTCGTCGTGGCAAGGGTAACATGATCCTCTGCTCTGCTGACGTTGCTTCGGCACTCACCATGGCAGGTGTTCTTGATTACACCCCTGCACTCAACGCTAACCTCAACGTTGATGACACTGGTAACACCTTCGCTGGTGTTCTCCAAGGCAAGTATCGTGTATATATTGACCCATATTCGGCAAACGTATCTGCTAACCAGTACTACGTTGTCGGTTATAAGGGTTCTTCACCTTACGATGCTGGTCTGTTCTATTGCCCATATGTTCCTCTCCAAATGGTACGTGCCGTTGGTGAGAACACCTTCCAGCCTAAGATTGGCTTTAAGACCCGTTATGGTCTAGTTGCCAACCCATTCGCTGAGGGAACCACTGCGGGTCTAGGACGCCTCAAGGCAAACGCAAACCGTTACTACAGAAGAGTAAAGGTAACCAACCTAATGTGATCTCGATTCACATATCACTCAGAGGGTCGCAAGACCCTCTTTTTTTATCTAAATAAAAATAAAACACAATGGCATCACCTTTTGCTAAACAAATTTCGAATAGGAATTTTTTATCGCCAATTGGATTTAAATTTTCATTAGCAAAATATCCAAAGGTTGATTTCTTTTCGTCTTCCGCAAATATCCCAGAAATTAGCTTAGCAACTGCAATACAACCATCATACCTAAAAAATATTGATATTCCAGGGGAAAAATTAACATACGGAGATCTTCGTTTATCATTTATAGTTGATGAAAATCTAGAAAATTATTCTTCTGTACATAATTGGTTAACTGGAATCGGATTTCCAGAATCCACAAGTCAATATAAAGAACTGACAACAAATGAAGATGATATAAGAGATCCAAATCTTGTTTTCAGTGATGGTTCTCTTCATATTTTAAATAGCAACTTTAGAGATATTGCTATAATTAAATTTAAAGATTTATACCCAGTGTCTTTAAGTTCTTTGACTTTTGATGCGAAGGAACAGGACTATTCCTACTTTACAGCAGATGCCACTTTCAAGTATACTGTCTATAATATCCTGGATAAAAACGGCAAACCCCTATGAATCTTGATGAAATTCAGGAGATGTGGCAGAGAGATTCTGTCATCGACCCTGACAATTTACATGATGAGTCTTTAAAAATACCGCAACTTCATGCTAAGTATTATACAATCTACAACACAATTACTTTATTGCGTGAAAGGGCAAGGGAGACTTATAACAGAGTTAAATTAGAACGTCATAATTACTACACAGGAAAGGCACCTATAGAGGTGTATGAAGAAGAACCCTTTCCATATAAAGTTAGGGACAAAGAGGCATTACAGAGGCATATGGATGGCGATGAAAAACTTTCTAAGGTAGAACTCAAGATAAGATACTATGACATTATGTTGAAGTTTCTTGAGGAAGTTATCAAGACAATTTCTAATCGCACATATCAAATCAAAAATGCTATTGAATGGCATAGGTTCCAAGCGGGGTTCAATTGACCCCCTTTTTTATGTCAATAAATATTTTTGTATTGATATGAACTTATGTCACACTTGGTTATATCGAAAAAGAATGAGGTATATCTTCAGATAAAAGCAGAACCACACGTCTATTATGAACTTGCGGATCAGTTCACATTTGATGTGCCTGGAGCAAAATTCATGCCTCAGTTTCGCAATAGACACTGGGACGGAAAGATACGTTTATTCAATACACAGACGGGCGAAATCTATGTCGGTCTATTAGATAAACTTACCCGTTTCTGTGAAACTCATGAATACACTTATGAGTTTACAAACAATAAGTTTTATGGTCTTCCTTTTGAAGTCAATGATATGATCTCAAAAGAGGGAGTCAAGGATTATATGACTTCTATTTGCAAGTATGCTCCCCGCGAATACCAAGTTGAGGGAGTATACGACGCTTTAAAACATAATCGAAAGTTGTTGATATCTCCAACTGCCTCTGGAAAGTCGTTGATGATATATTCGATTGTGAGATATTACGTTGAGAAAGGACAAAATACTCTGATAGTCGTGCCGACGACATCCCTTGTAGAGCAGATGTATAAAGACTTTGCAGATTATGGGTGGGATGTGGGTTCATATTGCCACAAGATTTATGCAGGTAAAGAAAGAGAAACAGACTCTCAGGTAATCATTACGACCTGGCAGTCCATCTACAAACTTCCCCGACAATATTTCTCAAGATTTAATGTGGTCGTTGGAGATGAAGCACACCAGTTTAAATCAAAGTCATTAGTATCTATAATGACAAAACTTTCAGATGCAAAATATCGTTACGGTTTTACAGGAACCCTAGACGGCACACAAACACATAAGTGGGTTTTAGAAGGTTTATTTGGTCCTTCATACAAAATCATCAGAACAGAGGAACTGATGCAGAAGGGTCACGTTGCCAAACTGGATATTAATATTCTTCTATTGAAACATCCACCAAATAAGTTTGAAAACTTTGAAGAAGAAGTTCAGTATATTATCAACCATGAAAAGCGCAATAAGTTTATAAGAAACCTTGCCATTGATCTTAAAGGTAATACTTTAATTCTATTTTCAAGAGTAGAGGGTCATGGACAACCTTTGTACGAACTCATAAATAGTAGCACAGTTGAAGAACGTCATGTCTTCTTTGTTCATGGCGGTGTAGATACTGAGGACCGAGAAAAAGTCAGAGAAATTACTGAAAAAGAAAACAATGCAATAATAGTTGCTTCTTACGGGACTTTTTCTACTGGTATTAACATAAGAAATCTACATAATGTCATCTTTGCTTCCCCTAGTAAATCAAGAATCAGAAACCTCCAATCAATCGGAAGAGTCCTAAGAAAAGGTGACAATAAAACAAAGGCAACTCTATATGACATTGCCGATGATATTAGTTACAAGTCAAGAAAAAATTATACACTCAATCATCTAATAGAAAGAATCAAAGTTTATAACGAAGAAAACTTTAATTATGATATTGTAAACATACCGCTTAAAAACTAATGGGAGAAGAGTTTTATTGTGTTATTAAATTAGTTTCTGGAGAAGAAATTCTTTCACTAATTTCCATTGATGAAAACGATGGAGATCCCATCATAGTCGCACAAAATCCACTAAGTTTTAAAATCGTTCATAGTCCCCATGGTTCATTTATCAAAGTTAAACCATGGATGGAATTGACAGATGATGATGTATTTCTAATCAAATATGATAAGGTCATTACAATGACTGAAACAAGAGATAAAAAGATGATAGATATCTATAATGATTATATTGATGATGATAGTATTGATGTCTATAAACCTTCTGGTCAAGTAGGAGTATCAACAGACATGGGATATGTCTCTACTGTCGATGAAGCCCGTAAGAAACTTGAAAAACTCTTTAATCAAAATAAGGAATCTAAAGATCTTTAATATTATTATCTTCAACCTTAACAAACGTAGTCTAGTCATATTTTTCTAATTTGTCAAGACTCTGTGTTTGTGCTATAATTAAGAAAATTAATATTAGGATAAAGATGACAAGCAATGCCAAAGAAGAAATCAGAACATTATGTGAATAACAAAGAGTTATTAGAAGCACTTATCGTCTATAGGAACAAAGTTGCCGATGCCAAGGAAAAGGGATTACCCAAACCTCGCATTACAAACTATCTGGGCGAATGCTTTCTAAAGATTGCAACTCATTTGTCATACAAACCAAATTTTGTGAATTATATGTTTCGGGATGATATGATTTCTGATGGCATAGAAAACTGTGTTCAGTATATTCACAATTTTAATCCAGAGAAATCTCAAAATCCTTTTGCATATTTTACTCAAATCATTCACTACGCTTTTCTCCGTAGGATCCAGAAAGAGAAGAAGCAACTCGATATCAAATCTAAAATTATTGAGAGAACAGGGTTTGATGAGGTTATGATGGTTGATGATAGCTTGCTTTCTGGGCACAGTAGCGACTATAATACCATTAAAGATAACATTACATACAGGAACCGATGAAGGTTGCCATCATTACAGATACGCATTATGGGGCAAGGAAGGGTTCTAAGTATCTTCATGATCACTTTGAACTCTTCTATAAGAATGTCTTCTTCCCTGCCCTTGAGGAGCATGGGGTAGAAGCAGTCATCCATATGGGAGATGCTTTTGATAGTCGTAAGTCAATCGATTATCAAAGTTTAGAGTGGGCAAAGCGTGTTGTATTTGAACCCATGCGTAAGTATGAAGTCCATATGATTATTGGTAATCATGATTGTTATTACAAGAATACCAATAGTGTAAATTCTCCAAACCTTCTACTTCAGACTTATCCTAATATTCGTACTTATAGTTCTCCTCAAACTGCTAAAGTTGGAAATCTTGATATCATGATGCTGCCATGGATTTGCAGTGAGAATTATGAAGAGTCTTTAGTTCAGATCAAGAAGACCAAAGCAAAAGTTGCTATGGGTCATTTGGAACTTCAAGGTTTTCGTGTGAATCGAAATTTGATTATGGAGGAGCATGGACTGGAAGCAGATATTTTTAAGAACTTCACAAAAGTATTTTCTGGGCATTACCACACTCGTTCTGATAATGGACGCATTTTCTATCTCGGTAATCCTTATGAAATGTACTGGACAGATGTGAATGATACTCGCGGATTTCATATCTTTGATACGGAAACCCTCACTCACACTCCAATTAATAATCCTTATAAATTGTTTTATAATGTTTATTATGAGGATACTCCGTATCAGTTGTTCGATGCTTCTGAATATGAGAATAAAATTGTCAAGGTGATTGTTCGTAAATAGTCAAAACCAAAAGACTTTGAATAGTTTATTGATAAA